AGCGCAATCCCAGGTATCCCGCCTGCCGTCAGACACTTACGCCCGTATACGTCCGGGCAGGATCAGTCTATGCCTTCAGAGCCGGCACGATAGAGCGTCATGGCAACATCTACGGGCGGAACTACGCACTCATCGAAGTACCCGAATCCCTCACACTTGACGAGTTAGACGATTGGCAAAAGGCAGAGCAAAGACTCAGCGCGTGAGCCGTGCGCCAAGACCGAAGAGTGAGGCTAAGCCACTCACCCCGCGTCAGGAGCGCTTCATCGCTGAGTATCTAATCGACTTGAACGGGACGCAGGCCGCAATCAGGGCTGGGTACAGCCCCAGGACGGCCAACGAGCAGGCGGCTGCACTATTAGCCAAACCTAGCATTCGAGCCCGCACAGAGGCCGGCAAGGCCCGACAGATCGCCAAGGCTGAGGTCACAGCGCAGCGCGTCATAGATGAAATGGCCGCCATTGGCTTCGCGGACATCCGGCAGGCGTTCAAGGGTCGTAAGATGCTCGACGTTGAGGAGCTGCCTGACGGCATTGCCAAGGCGGTCTCGAGCACAGAGGTCGTTCGGCGAAACGTGGCCGGCGGGGACGGGCACACTGACGACATACACAAGCTCAGATTGTGGGACAAGCCGAAGGCGCTAGAGATGCTAGCCAAGCACCTGGGGCTGTTCGAGAAGGACAACAGCCAGCCGAGACGGATCGAGTTGACATGGATGGAGTGATCCGGGCCGCCGTGCCCTACAAGCCTCGTCCTGAGCAGCTCGAAATACACGAGGCAATGTGGAAGCATCGGTTCGGGGTCATCGTGTGCCACCGCCGGCTAGGCAAGACAGTCCTTGCAGTGAACCACCTGATCCGATGTGCTGCCACTCAGCCAAAGGACCGTCATCCCCCTCCGCGTTATGCCTACATCGCTCCCACGTACAGGCAGGGCAAGGCCATCGCCTGGGACTACTTCCAGCACTATGCGGGAGCTATCCCTGGAGTGGTAGTGAACCAGTCAGAGCTGAAGGTGGACCTGCCGAACGGCGCACAGGTTAGGATCTACGGCGCTGACAATCCCAACAGCCTAAGAGGGCTGTACTTCGATGGTGTGGTGCATGACGAGTTTGGGATGCACCCGCCCAACATCTACTCCGAGGTGATCCGGGCGACGCTCATGGATCAGCACGGGTGGGCGCTCTTCATGGGCACGCCTGCCGGGAAAAACCAGTTCTACGACATGAAGCAGCAGTCCCTCGAGCACGAGGCGAAGGGGGACAAGGACTGGTTCTACAAGGAGTACCCGGTCAGCCAGACCAAGCTCATTTCAGATGAGGAGCTGGACCGCGCGAAGCACGACATGACGCCCGACGAGTATGCTCAAGAGTTCCAGTGTTCGTTCGAGGCGAGCGTCAAGGGAGCCATCTACGCGAACGAGATGGCCCAGGCTCACGCTGAAGGGCGGGTCACCCATCTTCCGTATGAGCCTGCGTTGCCTGTAGACACTGACTGGGATCTTGGCATAGGTGACGCGATGGCTGTATGGTTCAGCCAGACGACACGGGGCGGTGAGGTTCGGCTGATCGACTACTATGAGGCGTCGGGTGAGGGGTTCCCGTTCTACAAGACGGTGCTTGACGGGAAGGGTTACACTTACGGGCAGCATTGGGCTCCGCACGACATACAGGTGAGAGAGTTGGGCTCAGGCAGGAGCAGACTCGAAGTTGCCGCCAATCTTGGGATCAGGTTCGAGTTGACTCCCAGGCTACAGAAGGGCATCCGTGGAGAGATCGAAGAGGGCATCCACGCGGCCCGGATGCTCCTCCCTCGCTGTTGGTTCGACGCTGAGAAGTGCAAGGCTGGGATCGAGGCGTTGAAGCACTACCGGCGTGACTACAACATGCGCTTGGATGAGTTCAAGGTGACTCCGGTTCACGACTGGTCCAGCCATGCTGCCGATGCTTTCCGTGGGCTTGCTGCGCGTCAGGGGGACAGAGTTATGACTCAGGCTCGGGTTGACATGCCGGAAAACTTCGCGTGGGTGTGATGAAAGAGGAAGAGATCCTTGAGACAGCCCGCAAGCGCTTCAAGCTCGTCAACGACACCGAAGCGGCCCAGCGCAAACGTGAGATAGACGACCTTGCCTTCCAAGTTCCTGAGAATCAGTGGAGCGCCGAAGCCCGAGAGCAGAGGAAGGGCGGAAGTGTTGAAGGCGTCAACATCTCCCTCCCTGCTCGTCCCTGCCTGTCAATCCCCAAGTTACACCAGCCCATCCAGATCGTGCTGAATCAGGAGCGCTCGAGCCGGCTGGGCGTGAACGTCCACCCGCTCAACGAGCAGTCCAGCAAGGAAACGGCTGAGACATTGCAAGGGCTGTATCGGCGTATCGAGCGGGATTCTAACGCGCATCAAGCCAGGAGCTGGGCGTTCCAACGTGCCGTGGAAGCTGGGCGTGGGGCGTACCGAGTGAACCTGGCGCATGACGAGGACTCTGACTACCCGTTCGACCTCGAGATTCGGATTGAGCGCATTCTTCATCAGCAAAACGTGTTCTTCGATCCGAGCGCTCAACTGGCGGATTGGTCTGACGGGGAATGGGCGTTCAACGTTGCATGGATGCCCGAGGACGTGTTCAAGCGTCAGTTTCCGAAGGCTAAGCTGAGTTCGTCTGATTCGCTGGAGTGGGCTGGCATCAACCAGGAAGCTCCAGAGTGGGTCAAGGGCGAGGGGCCGGACAAGGCGTTTCTCATCGCGGAGTATTTCTACAAGGAGTACGAGGAGCAGCGGGTTGTACTCGTGGAGCGCTTGGCGGATGGCGATGTCAAGCACTTTGAGGTGGACAAGAACTGGAAGCCACAGGACGGAATGTCTGTGATCCTTCGGGAGCGTGACATCAAGAAGCCCATTGTGAAGTGGTGCAAGATGTGCGGGCTTGAGGTGCTTCCTGACACGTTGCGGGACTGGGATGGAAAGTATATCCCGCTTGTTCCTGTGGTCGGACGTGAGCTGATCCCGTTTAGTCCTGAGCGGATCTGGACTGGTGTCATTGGTCCGGCGAAGGACGCGCAGCGGACGTTCAATTATGGTGCGTCATCGCTTGTGGAGATGGCCGCACTTGAACCGCGTGCCCCGTTTGTCGGCGATCCCAAACAATTCGAGGGCTACGAACGGTGGTAGCAGCAGGCCAATACGCGAAACTTTCCATATCTCCCCGCTCGGCATATCCCAAACATTGGCTTTCCTCAGCGTGTCCAGGTGGACTCGAGCCGTATGGGGCCATCCATGCTGTTGGTTCAGCAGTCTGACGAGTTCATTCAGTCGAGCACGGGCATCTTCGACGCGACGCTGGGCGATCTCAGCCCTACCGCGTCTAAGCAGTCAGGCCGGTCGATTTTGGCCTTGCAACAGCAGTCTGACGTTGGGAACTCTCACTACCTACAGAACCTCGCCAACATCTCCATGCTGTATGAGTCCAGAGTTGTCCTTGATCTAATCCCTACGGTCTACGACCGTCCAGGTCGGGTCACGGAGATCCTTGACAGTGAGGATGAGCCTGAACAGGTGATGCTGAACGCTCCGTTCAAGCCCGGGCAGGATGGCAGGCCGATGCCGGCCCAAGCGAATGAGCGCGGGGCCAAGCACTTCGATCTGAGTTCGGGTGCTTACGGTACAAGCGTCACTATCGGGAAGAGTTACCAGTCCCGGCTCCAGGCGGGAGCGGAGGAGATTGGGAAGTTCCTCGAGGCCAGCCCCGAACTCATGCCCATCGTGCTCCCGACGTATCTCAAGTTCCGGGACTTTCCAGGAGCGCCTGAACTAGCTTCGCTCTTGGAGAAGTTGAGGGACAAGAAGTACCCGGGTTTGATGGATGACGATGAAGGCCCGCAGACCCCTGACGAGTTGAAGGCTGCACTGGCTCAAGCGAAGCAGCAGATTGAACAGATGGGTCAACAGATGCAGCAAATGGAGAGCTACATCAAAACCGAGCAGGCCAAACAGCAAGCGCAGATTCAGAAGGCCCAGATCGACGCCCAAGCGAAATTGCAGACGGCGCAGATGGACGCTCAGGGCAAGCAGCAGACGGTCATGGTGGATGCCCAGGGCAAGGCTCAGCAAGTACAGATGGACGCTCAGGCCAAGATCATGCTCGAGCAGGTCAAGCTCGAGGGCGAGAAGGCGTTGGAGCGCATGAAGGAGCAGTTTGAAGCGATGCAGAGCGCGCTACAACGGGCGCATGAGATCGCGCTTCAGGAGGATGAGAACCAGAGCGAGGAGCGTCAGGCACGGGTTAGGGGCCGGGAGTTGAACGCCGGGAGGGAGTGAGTGCCTGTAGGGTTCATTCCGCGCACGACTGAGGAGCAAGAGGGGACTCTTGCCGGCATGATCCAAGCTGCCCATCGATCCAAGAGTCGGGTCGTTCAGGAAATCCCGGAGATGCTGTTCGGCGCGCTGATTGACCCGATTCCGGCCATTCAAGAGACTGCCAACCGTGCGGCTGCGTGGATTCGTGAGACGGGGATAGGGCCTCAGTCACTGGAGGGCGAGTATCTTGCTGGGGATGTGCTTGCGG